GTCTCTCCAGACCGACGCGCCAGAGACAAGCACCACGGGGGGGGACGTACGCACACGGAGTTCTTAGGGGTATCGTTGACCCGGAGCATTACTCCCGAGTTCTGTAGGATCTTACATCCCACGTCCTGCATTAGGAACTCACCCAGAAAAAGGTATCGAGCTGACCCGACCCTAGTTCGCCTTTCGGTCGAACGCCGCCTAGCAACCCCCAGGCTACCCACCACGTTACGGTGGACCTACCAGTATTCACTAAATTACTGGCTGGCCACGCACAAGCCGGTGACGCGCCTGCCCAAGGCTACACTTCGATCAAGTAGTCCTCGGAAGGAAGAAGTCAGGGAATCCCACCCAAACCGGTTAGAGCTAACAGCTTTCGGCTGCGCCCCCCGTACTTCGACCAACCAACTCGTACCATCACTCCGTATAAACCGAGGACACCTTACAGATAAACCGCTGTAAGACCGGTCCCTCAACACCACCACCCTATCCGCCTTCCTCGAAAAACGCACCCTACCGAACACGGATGCGTTCCTCCTTCGACAGAACCAATTCCAGGCTGAGGACCGGCTAAGCCCCAGCATGCGCCGATACTTCCTACCCGGAGGCAGACCGTATGGCACACAACCTTGACGGATTGATTCCATCTCCGTATCGTCGGTTACAAGTGGGATGACCCCGTGCCAACGATGGTCATCGACTGCGCCGCGGTACAAAGCTTCCCAAGCGCGACGCTCGTCCACACTGAACTTCCACGTCGATTCAGCGTGCCACCCCGGGGGGACACTGCCCGACTGAGCAGGCAGGATCGGCTCTTCTATCTGTTCAAGATAGAAGAGTTCCCGATGCCAGAGTTTTCCGTCTCTTAGCATCCCCTCGTCCACAGCCAACCCCAAGCCCCGTGTGAGCGACCGGCGACTCGCAAAGATCGCCTTCGAGTTCTGTTCAAGAAACCACGCGCGAACAACACGCGATCTCAAACGGCCCAGACCCGCGCCCACTGAATAAAACCTACTATTCAGCGAGCGAATCTGCTCGGGCAACGACCCTTTCTTCCAGCAAGCGGAGGGGCGGACAAAGCCCACCAACCTCCCACCCGTGCTAGAAGCCTTGAAGGGTGTAGAGTTCAGGGTGAAGAATCTAGGACTCTTCATGGTCTTCCCCTCACTCAACGTCAACCCGCCCTTAGTTACACCAGACCGCCAAAGGTCATATTCACCCGGAGTTGCCCTAAAGACAATATCGTCTCCGTTGATCCTAACAGGTACAGTCCTACGGACAAAATACTTGAAGGTGATGTAATTTACCAGGCACAACATGGGAAATGAGGTTAACTGTCCCATCAACTGGCCACGCCTCTGGCGAAAAACGTCAGAGTCGGCAGACTCACCATGCACGAGCTGAGGGGGCAAACGGCCCAACCTCAGGTCTGACTCGTACGTGGATAAGGCGTGCTCCTTGATACCCTCAGGCACCATGGCAGACTGATCAAGCAAAGTAGACATGATAGCCTTCTGGAGCACAGAGTTCAAGTTGTCGGTGGCGCTCTCGTAGTCACCACTCACGAAGATCTCACCCTCAACGGGGACGAAACCTTTAAAGGAACTCGGCTTGGCGTCGCCTCTCAAAAGCCAGTCGAAACGGGAAAGGTGGTCGTACATGCAGTGATGGAGAGCGCGGAGGGCGTTGTCTACCCGGGGAGGTAGACTTATGATCCGCCACTTTCCACCAGACTCCACTGCTTGCACGACAGAGACCCCCCGGGCCTTAGCCTTCTTGGCACTCAAGACGTAGGAGCAAAACTCAGAACGCTCCTCATCCGTCATACCATCCAGCCCCCTCGACCCGCCCTTCATTCTAGACCACTCCGCACAGGAAGTCGTCGGGAAGAAGCTTCTCCGTCCATACCGTTCGTAACGGCCCCGGTCCCAACCGTACTTAAAAAGCCTTCGCGTAGTACGCACCGCAAAAGCTAAAAAGTCGGGATCCGGCTCCTCCTGAGGAGAGGAAAGCTGTTCGACGTAAGGAAGGAGGGGAGGTCTCTCCTTTGGAATAACCTTCCGAAAGAGAAAAAGCGAATGAGAAATCCCAAAACGGGACTTCGCTGACAGCCCGTGGAGAAGAGGCCGCCAAGGATGTTTTCTACCTTCTACGAGAGCTCCGCAGAACTCGCGTATCTCCGTACAACTAGACAAGTCAGGTAAGCGTAAGTCGACACCGTAAACAGTCGACAAACACTTAGAAAAACTGACAAGCCTGTCTAAGGTAGATTGGGTTTCAGAACCGACACAACTCGTCAGATCGTGAGATTTACGATGTCGGTACCCTGCCTTCATGGCGAAACTGAACAGAC